GCTGACCGCAAACGCTTTGGTCGAGGCGTTGTCAATCTGCGCGGTACCCTGCGGGGAGACCGTCAGGACGCCTGAGCCGGCGTTGACGATCTTGATGAACCACTGCGCGTTGATCGTGCCGACCGGAGGCAGCGTGAAGGTGCCAGAGCCGCCGTTCCAAATGAAAGTGGTCGCAAGGTCTGAGACCGATGAGGCATAGGAGGTCGAGAGCGCGATACTCGGCATCGCCTCGGCCAGCGCCTGATTGACCACCTGAAGGCCAGCGCCCGCGAGCGCTGCGACATTGATTGAGCCAGACTGCGCTCCGAATTGCAGCGCCCGCCACGTGCCCTGCGTCGTGGTGTTGCTCGCGAGATAGACCATCCAGACTTTGCCAGGCTGGGACGTCAGGATGACGTTACCGAGATAGTCCAGCACGTTGAAGGCAAACGCGCCGATATTGTTGATGATAGCGGTCAAGCCCTGCGAGCCCTGCTCGGCATCCGGTAGCTGCAATGTCATGCCGACGCCGGTCTGGCCGATATCCATGAGATCGCCCAGCACATTCTGAGCTAGCGAGGTCTCAAGCGGCCACGCCAACTGCGTATTGGCCGTCGAGAGAGTGATAGCCACATAGAGTTGATTGCTCGGCTGGACCGGGCCGCCACCGAATACTTGAGTGAAGCCTGGACCTGCGGGTGCACTCATGCGTCATTCCTTACGACATTGCGATCCACGATCTTCTTGATGTCATCCGCGCCTAATGCCTGAATGCCTTCTTCGTACAGGGCTTGCCAGACCGCAATGCGTTCGTCGCTCTTGATGAACGGCGCACATTCCAGCAGTGTGCGGTAAAGCAGAACGTGTGGCGCGTACTGCGTGATCCAGTTGCTGGTATTGGTTTGATCGAGCAGCGCCGGTAATCGGTAATAGACGATCTCCAAGGGATAAGTTTGATCCGGCGTCGGCGCCACGATCCAGTGCGTGTAGTCGTAATCGGCATAGAACTCCGGAGGTGCGGTCACGCTGTCATCCTGCCAGTACGCGCGCAGGTATTCGTAACTGCGCGGATAAATCCCGGTGCGGAAATTCAGGTCCGTCAGCGCCCCGTAGTTCATGCTGATCGTGCGTCGCCATCGATCTGGCTTCGCATAGACGGCCACGCCGACTTGGAAGGTCGTCTGTACGGGGGTGATGTCGCCCTGTACTTTGAGGCGATAGTTGATCTCGCGCTCAGCGTTATTAATCAGGCGCGGAATCTGATCGTAGAACGTCGTGTCCGTGATCGGCTGGCCGCGCTCTGTATAGGACTGCACGTCAGAGATCAGGGAATTGAATGTGAGATTAGTGGGCATTACGTCTTAACCGGGAAGGCGGGGTTGGATTCCGGCTCGGGCCAGACGAGGTCGCCGCTCGGCGCGTAACCCACAATGATCGGTTCGTCCGATCCAGTCACGATGTCATTACCGGTGGGGGTCGTGAGATATTCGACGCCGACTTGCATCGGCTGATTGCCCCACGGATTCACCAGCGGCACATCGGGACGAACGAACGGCAGGTTCCATTTATCCGGCGGCGGCGGTGGCAGGCGATATGGATCGAGCGTGTCCCAGTCGGCTTTACAAACCATCAACCCTGGCGTATTCCCGTCAGGGCGCAGTTCGGTAAGAGGAAACTTGAACTTACATCGATCGCATATTCCGACGCCTAGGTTCGTGTTCCCGCGCGTGTCGATGAAGCGAGTCTGGGGCGGGTTAGCCTTCCTGATTGCTGGTCTCTCTCTCATGCGGTGTAACATCCGATGGCAGGCGAGAAGCGACTTGGCGCCATGTCCGTCTCCCGACTCCACGCCTTCATCTCAGATTCATTGCCGCGCTCAACCAGTGTTCCAACCAGTTGCGGCGGCACGCCCGGCGTCTCAATAGCCACGGCCGCAGCAAGTTTGTCGATGATGGCGTTGAGCCAACGTTGAGGGACTTCGATGATCTGCGGCAGCGTGCCGACATCCATGATCTGCCGGTGGCGAGTCAGGATCAGTTGGCGGAATTGTGAGTAACTGTCCGCCGCAGGCCATATATGAATGGTCGGCTGGTAGTATTGTTTGTCGAACCAATATTGCACCGGGCGACCCTGAAAGTCCTTGTTGGGGAGACTGATGTAGTCATCGCGATTGATGAGCGCCATCGTGATTTCATTCGGAAGGTTCGCCGCCAGAAACTGATTGATGGCGAGTGTGGTGCCACCGGATGCCACGATCTGGTAGGCCAATACCTGCTGTAGCGCATTGCCGGCCACCGAGGATTGGAAGCTGTCGATATCGAACCACAGCCACTGACCGGCCGTGACGGCCTGATAGGTCTTAGACACAACAGGCGTGAAGGTCAGCCCGTCTGAGGACACGTTGATTGAGTAGTTCCAATTCCCGCTCGCTGCCGGCAGCAGCCCGAATTGCGTCAGGTTCGTGGCGCCGGCAAGCGTCACCGTGATGATGCCGTTCTGCGTCGTCTGCGTATAACTTCCGGTCGTGGTAAGCGACTGAATCGCCGATGCGTTACCGCCGTCGCTCGAGAACACCGTACCCGTCTGGTACTGAAGGTCTCGAATCATGAGTTCAAGGCAGTCGATGGTGCCAGGCGGGCACGTCACGAGATTGCTGCCCTGATACATCGGCAGGATCTGCTTATCGATACACCAGAGCGGCACTGCGGCATTCGAGAGTTCCGACAGATACAGGTACAACTGTTGCTGCGCGAGGTAGACCATCTCGCCGGTGATCTGTCCAGAAGTAAGCCGGCAGCGCCGGAAGGCGCTCGCGATGAGCTTCTCGGTATTGAATACCGTCTGTGAGATCGTGCCGGAGGTCGTGCCTGGAGGCGGCGCCACGGTCGTGATGACAGGCAGCACGACGCTGAGCACGGCCGTGTTTGATTGAACGCTGCCAATGCCGTTATAGACGACGACGTAATACTGCGAGCCCTGGGAAGCCTGCGTGGATGGCGGCGTCGTGTAGGTATTGGAGGTCGCACCCGCGATGGCGAGCCCATTGCCGTACCACTGGTAGGCGATGTTGCTGCCGATCGCGTAGACCTGAAAGACACCGGAACCGCCAAGTGCCACCGCCTCGTTTACCGGCTGAACGACGATGATCGGGGCGACCGTGCCGCCCTGTAGCATTAAATTGGCTAAGGGGAGTAACACTTAGTTGCTCTTGACCGTCAGCGTGTAAGCTGGGATAGAGATCGTCACTGTCTTGCCGCCGACTGTGAGCGTGATGGTCTGAGCGGCAATCGACACCGTGCCGATGGCTGCCACTACGATCGGGGGCGCTGCCGGCGGACTCAGATTGACGAGAATCGGCAGCATCAGCCAACGCCCATGAGGAGTCCGGCTCCGGCGCTAATCGCGGCGACCGCTGCCTCCAGCGCCACGATGATCTGACAGTATTGGTCGAACTGATTGCCGGTCATGGCGCCAGTGAAAGTCCCGGCAAGAACGTTCGATGCGTATTGAAAGGCGCAGGGGATCGTGGCGCCGCCTGTTCCTGGGAGAGCCCCGTTGGCTGGGATGGTCATGCCACCACCTTGAACAAAGGTCTGCGCTGGATTGCCAGGATTGCATACCGTGAAGGCGCCAACGAAGTCGCCGGCCCCGGCCGCCACACTCGCGCCAGGATAGGATGTCGCGAACCCTGTGCTCAGGTTACTGGCCGATGCGCGGACAGCGCCCGAGGTCTTGAGTCCAGACACTTCGATGACGATGATCGAGAGAGCGCCACCCGAGACCGAATTGGTTGCGCTGAAGGTCGGCGCGGAGCCGCCTGTAATGTTCTGCGCCACATAGAGCGATGCATTGGCATTGCTCGCACTGATGGAGACAGGAGACGCCGCGATCGACGTGCTCCAGTCATTGCTATTGTTGTCGGTGAAACTCGACAGCGCGTTGCTGGCGAAGTTCGGCCATCCAACCAGCCCAATCAGCGCGTTGCCGCTCGTTGTGGTATTGCCGCCGGTGGTCGTGAGGGTTGGGCTCCCCACGCCCTGCTGATGGGTCACGACTTGAACGAATGCGGCTGCCATGTCAGATCGCTCCCGTCAGCATGTATTGCGAGAACTGCGTGCCCCATGGCGTCAGCGTTCCGTTGGCATCACTGACGATATTCTGAGTCGTCTCGCTCGGAGGGTTGGGCGGATTGTAGGACCACGCCAAGATGCCAATGTTGTTTGGCTTGACATACGGCAGTACACCGGAGCTTGAGCCATTGTTCGGCGCGGTCGAAAACGTCGTGAACCCAGAATTGTTTTCACCGTACTCTGTCGCAAGACACGGAACATTCGCCTCAATCGCCTGGATCAGGGCGTTGAAGGTCGAGTAATTGTTCTGCAGGTTATAGAACGCCCCTGAGTAAGCATGCATCACGTTGGCGGCAATCTGCGGCGGTGAGATCGAGTCGTTCAATGCGCCCGCTGCGGTCATCCATGTTGGATTGGATGAGAAATTGTTGCCACCATAGACTACGACATTGGCCGCTCCGGTCGCTCGGATCGCCGCGCGCATCGCCGGATAGCTCGTTGCAGTCCACGTGCCGTAGTTATTCGATACTGAGCCGCCGTTCGCCATGATCGAATCAGCGATACCGTTAGGCTCGTTGAATAGTTCAAATAGGACCGCTGGGCTGGCATGCGTGCCATTTGGATAACCGTAGCGCTGCGCCACGGAGGTCCAGAAAGCAATGCTGTGGTCGGCATCGGCAAAACTGTTCTGGCTTGCCGGGCAGTTGTTACCCGGCGCGCTCCAGTGCAGGTCGAGGATAATATAGATGCCAGCCTGATTAGCTGCCGCGATCACGGAGTCAATGAAATTCTGGTAGGCCACGTTCGCCGGTTGACCATTCGTCCATGACTGCACACTCGCCCAGTTCTGCGTGGGATTGACCACGCTCTGTCCGAGCCATGCCGCCTGATTGAGCGGGATGCGTACGGCCTTGCAACCCTGCGTCGCCATCTTGGCGAAGTTCGGGATGACCCCACCGCCATAACCTGAAAAGAACGGCTGAGTGCCTGGGCCGTTCAGAGTCACGACCTCCATGCCGTAGCAATTCCAGCCGTTCAGCGTGATCGCTGTGCCATTCTGATTCACGAAGCGATTTTTCAGAGTGCCGGTGCCAACGGCGACCGATAACTGCGTGGACGGTGCCGCCGTCGTCGCCGTGCTCGTTGCTGAATTCGCTGATGGCGTACCGGCTGCGTTGTTGTCGACCGCGAAGGTTCGATAGGAATAGGCCGTGCTAGCTGACAGACCCTGATCCACGTACGGCCACTGCGTGGGCAATACCGTTGCGATCGTGCCGAAGGCGCTGCCACTCACTGAACGCTGCAGCATGTAATTTTTTATGCCGTTGACAGGCTCGACTGATGGCGTGGTCAGCGCTATCGATATGGTCGAGGAGGAGGTGGCCGTCGCCAGAATCGCCGGCTGGGTTGGCGTCGTGCTCGCCCCGCCTTGCGTCGTCGCCGAGACCGTCACTGACGCCTTGGATCGGTCAGCGTTCTGAGAATTGTTCACGGCCTCTACGAAGTAACTGACCTGCGTCGAGGACGGCAGATTGGTATCTAGAAATGGAAAGGCCGCGGGACTGATGCTCTGCACCGCCGTGTAGGGCGCACCAGCAATTGAGCGAAACAGCAGATAAAATGCAATCGCGCCCACCGGCACCGTCGATGGCGCGGTGAGCGCAATGCTAATGGATGAGGCGGACTGCGCAGTCGCAGTGATTGCTGGGACCGTGGGTGTCCGCGCGGCCAGTGCTGCCAGAGCGAATGCCACGGTTCACAGATATCCGATGTTGACCTGGACTTGATTCAACGCCACTGCCGTCGTGTCAGAGTCGGCTGCGGCGCCCGTGATAGTGAAACTGATGCCAGTGCTGAAAGCGATCGCGCCTGGTACCGGCAGATTGCTGCCGAGGCCAGCCGGCAGCAGAAAGCGATGGATCGGCGTGCCGGACCCGGCCGTCGCGCTGGTGGCGTTGTAGATTTTAAGATACGCCGCCGTCGCGCCATTGTTGGTCACTGAGAGATAGCCGATCTGGCCAGGAGACGCCTTGACGGCCGTCGCATTGGTGGTGGCGGCAGAAGTCAGGCCAAACGGCGTCCAGCCGCCAGAGACCGAAGCGCCCACTGCGGTATAGAGCTTGCGATCGACGGTGCAGCGCAGCGCGCCCTCGGAGGTCGCGGTCAGCGCGCTGATACCGTCGTTGTAGACAGCAAAGAACGGCAGTCCCTGCGTCGTGCCCGCGGTGAAGGTCGAATTGTCGGAACCAGCCGGTACGCCACCGGCCGCAATGTTGACTTTCAGATTGCCAGAGCCGTCCACCTGCCCCAACTGCATGGTCGAGCCATTGGAGAAGGAGACGGGGGTCGCGACCGTGGCCGTCGAGGCGCCGATGCTGCCGCTGGTGCCGCCGGCTGCCGCGCCGGCCTTGATGTTGATGCAAAGATTGCCGGCCGCATCGAGCACGAACGGGTTGATGGCGCCGTTGGTGATGGTCGGGGGGCTCGCGTAGTACACGCCTCCGACCTGCAGCGGATTACCGGTGGCCGTGGCCAAAGCCGCCACCGGACCCTGCGTCGGCATCGGATTGGCAGTGCTGATCGGAACCGGGTCGTTCGATCCCAGCTGGGTCTCGAAGATCACCTTCTGGTGCATCAATCCAATCGGTGTCGTGGAATCCTGAAACGTGGCGAATAGTGCGCCGCCAGCGCCTGGATTCAGGGTGACTTCTGTATTCGCCATGAGTTAGTTAGCTCCGCAGAAAGAAAAGGCCGCAGGGCGTACCGTGCAGCCAGTTGGGGGATTGAGCATTGCGCGAAGTCGAGGCGGCCATCCGGGGTCTCCTTAGGGGAACCGAATGGCCTGCCATGGAGGCGGGCCTGAACGCCTAGAATCTTATGTCAGCGGCGTATTTTGTGGCAACAGCTTAGTAGCTGCTCACGATGCGCGTTCCGTCGCGCCCGCTCACCAGCATCGCCAGCATGCCAGGAGAGGTGCCATAGCTCTTGACGAATAGCTTGCGCTCGCCATGCTCGTCTAGGATACCCCACATGTCGCATGACTCCCCGTCAGCGGCGGCGATATCCGAGCAAAACCAGTGATCCGGTGTGCGCCAGTCATACCCGAAGCCGAAGTTGTTGATGATGGCCAGCCAGTCGTAGGGCTTGCCTTCCTGGCTCTTGTAGAAGGCGTGGAACGACTCGCGCTGCAGCGTCGTACAGGGGAGCGCGAAGACGGTGCGATGCTCCCACTTCTCATAGTCGTCCGGCCGGCATTGCACGCCGGCAGCGACGATATGGCCCCCTCCGCGCGGCCTGATGCGATCCGAACGAGCACCCCAGAGGGTGCCGCCCGGAAACTGGCAATCGACGTGCGAGAAGAAGCCGGTCAGTCGGCTAATCGCTCCGGAGTTGAAACCTCGGCCCCGGACGAACGATAGCCAGACTTCGGCATCATTCACGCAGCGGGAGCGGCCGGCGCACCGGCCTGGATCTTGGCGAGCGCGGCATCCCAGCCATCCAGCAGATTGCCGACCGTCGTCATCAGAGCTCCACCCTCGGCCGCTGCCAGCGATGGCACGAGATTGACGACCGTGCCGACAAGGATCAGCTTGGAGCCAGGGTACTTCGCGACCCACTGCAGCGGGTCATTGCCCATGTTGGCGTCAAAGGCTTTGACTGCGGCTATGATGGCGCGCGCAGTTGGGATGGCGGCCAGTTCTTCGGCGTTCGGCGTATTGCTCATGGTTTGGTCTCCGGTTGAACCGATAAAGGGACGACAACAATGGGGGGCTGCTTAGCCGTGGCGACAACCGCCTTGGCGACCTGATAGGTGTTGTTGGTTGACTCGCCACGCCAATAGGTCAGAAGCGAGATCGCCGCGGCGTAATACTTCAGATGGCTGTCCGGAATGATGCCGGTGCTAACCAGTGTAGTGATCGTGCCCAAGGCGAGCGCCAGCACGCGCGTGATTCTTCCCTCGAACCACTTCCAAATGTTCGTGATGAACTGCCAAAAGGTCATGACCCTCTCCGTGTCAGGCGGATTGTATCCATATTCCGGTTCGAAGCATCAATAATTCCCGTGTCGCCCGCTCAGGCGTCTCGCTCGCCCATTTGCTCGCAAGGCCAGCCGCCTGGGCGGCAATATAATCGCCAGCCGCTATAGCGGCCCTGAAGTTAGGCCAGTCGTGCAGGCTGCCGAGCTGGAAGCACATCGAGATCAGCACGGCCTGTCGCACGTCGTTACATGCAGCGAATCCAGGCAGCGCCGCCGCATCGGTTCTAGCTTGCGCTGAGTTGTACGAGAACTGGGCATCGATCGCGGCATCGCAAAGCCCAGCGCCAGCTACACGGCTATCGACCAGGCAACCGATGCCGATGGTGTCGTAGCCGAGATTGTCCTTGTACACAGTGCGGCGCCGGCCCTCCTCTGATTCGATGAGGGTCTGCGCGAGATCGGTCATTTGATCAGGCCACTCGGTCCTTCGCTCGGCGGATGACCGAATAGAAAATAACGCAACGCCATACTGATCAAGGGCGCGACGAAGGTGGTCAAAAGCATAATCGTGAGAAATATGCCCTTCCAACGGTTGGCCTGCGCTTGGAGCGCGATCAGCGCCTGACGGTCCTCATGCGCTTCCTTGCGGTCCAGCCGGCGGTCCTCATCCGCCTCCTTCCGGTCCTCCATGCGCTGAGATGCCATGGTCACGATCAGGGTCTGCTGCTGGCCCTGAATGATCCGCAGCGCCGTCATTTCCTCGCTATGTCGGCGAACCTGATCTTCAATGCTCTGTAGCCGTCTCTCCAGGTACGGTTCATTCATTACACCACCGAAGCAGTCCCGCCGGCCGTCCGCCCCCTGAGGTGATTGAGCGCAGGCCAATGACGCTCCAGACGGTCAGCGAGAGAGGGTTCACCAATCCGCGAGTGGCCATGTCAACCGAAATTTCCGGCCTGCAGCACACTGAACACTACTGTGCCAGCGCCGGAGTTGGTCAGCAGCCGCACTGCGGTCACTGGCGAGATGATCGTGCCCGCCGTGGTCACGGTGATACCAGACATCGATGTCACCGGGAACCACGTATATGGACCTGGCGCCCCGCCAAAAACATCGTCTGTCGTGAACTGCGCGGTGGCATTCGCGGTGCCCGCGATCTCGGCGGTCAGCGTCACATTGAAGGGGGTCAGGTATTGATCGAGCGGGATCTCGGGCGATGCGCCGACGCCGATCGTATCCACGGTGAGCGCGGTCGCCACGGCACCAGAGGTCACGATTGAGGTGACCGTCTTGTAATTGAACACTGAGTCCACGGTGTTGTTGTTCGGGCCCGCCAGCACCTCGCTGATCGTGCGGCCATAGGAATCGGTGCCGGTGATCGTGAAATTGACCGCCGAGTAATTCGCGGTCGATGTGATGCCAATCTCTTGCTGCCGGGTCAGCGTCGCAACGCCGCCGCTCGCCAGAGAGCCGTTGATGGTCAGCGCGCCCGCGCCGCCATGGGTCTGAGAGGCCGCAATGGCGCCTACCGCACCGGCTGCAAGGGTCCTCGTCTGCTGGATGCGTTGCATTTCAGCACCGCCCGACCGTCGTGGCGCTCAGCACCGCCCGCCCCCACGCTTGTGCTTCATGCCGCCTCGTTTGTAGTCGGCCCACTTCTCATTCGAATCATTGGCCTTCGGAATCGGACGCACCGGAGAATCCATCTTCATGCCGCCGCGCGCGTACTTCTCAAACCGCGTGGGGGGAACCGAATATCGCGACGCCACCTTCGGATAGCCGCTCATCTGCGTCGGGGATTTGGGCCCCGCGGTCGCGACCCGGCCGCCTCGAGCGTACTTGTACATCGGCGATGGAGCCTTTGGCACCGCGTACTCACCGGCGCTCACCACGCCGCCCACGGCGAACTTCTTCATCCCGCCGCGCTTGTGATGCATGCCCTTGAGAGTCTCGGCCAGGGCGGCCTCCTTGCGAACCTTGCCGGACTTCGCGTGCTCGGCACGGCGCATCTTCGCAGCCGGGATCTTCTTTCCCTCAGGAACGCCCAGCGCGCGGTGCAGGGCGCCCTTATTTTTGGTGGCCCCGGCAATCCAGTGCTTCCCGCCACCAGCCATCTTGTGGTGTCCGCCGCGCGCGAATTCGCCCTTCTCGCTCGGCGATTTCGGCATCCGCGCCGCATTCTCGCCTCGGCCCATGTCGCGGACCTGAGTGGAGGGATCACGCTTCACTGCGCCACCGCGCATATAGCCCTTCACCGGAGCCGCGCCTGAAGATCCGGTAAAACCGAATTCCTTGGGGAAACTGTGGCCCATTTTCATCGCCATATCGATATCTCCCTCAGAAGGCCGGCGTCGCCAGAATCGACCCGCGATCCTGCGCTACGAACACGCTATCCAGATCCAGCACACTCGCGATGCCGGTCGTGTTGGTGTACTCCCATGTCGGATTCAACAGTGTCGTGAACGGGAAGGTCGAGCCGCAGGCGATCTCGTTGCGCCAGTTGGCGCTCACGCCCGCGCCGCTGAGTTCAAACACGACCCGACCATACTGCGGGCCGGTCTGCCCGCCTGCCGAATACACCGCGCCGTCGTAGTACCAGGAGAAGCGGAAGTACGACCCCGCCACCAGCGTCGGTACAGCGCCGGTCGAGGCCGTCAGCGTCTGCGGCGTGCCGGAATTTGCAACGATTCCAACCGTGAGCGCGGTGCCGACATTGCTCAGATAGATGCCATCGGTCGTGCTGGCCGAGGGCGTCGTGCTCGTATTCACAAGCCCCAGATACAAGGTCGGCAAGGTGGAACTTACCTTGCACAGGATCGACCCCCAGAGGCGAATGCCGGCCGCCGGCAGAAACGTGGCATCCTTCAACTGCATCGAGGTCGAATCGGACGTGCCAGTCGTATTGGTGATGACGAGCGCACCGCCGTTGATAGCTCCCAGCGCTTGCGTCGGCGAGCCGGACGTGACCGTCGTGACCGTGAAATCTCCAGCGGCATACGTCAGGAAGTCGTTGAAGTACGTGATGTACTTGTTCGGCTGCGTCAGTGCTAAGTCCGAGAAGAACCCAGTCTGCGTATCCGAGTTGACCCCGCCTCCGCCTTGTACGTTGCCGAGCTTTGCGATCGAATTGTCAAACATGCTGATGAGCTCCTAGATTCTGTTTCGGATGCAGCGCGGCGCGAACCACTTTCAGTTCGCGGTCCATGCGCTCTCCTTCCCATCTCAACTTCGCGCGCACGGACTGGGCGGCAATATTTTCAGGCGTAGTCATCTTCGCGAGTGCATTGGCTTTCCACTCAGGATTTGCCCATCGCTTCCTAGCAGCCTCACGCCGCTTATCAGCGAGCGCAGCCTTCGCATCTGGCGACATAGCCGCAATACCGATCTTCATACCAGCCTTGGCCTTCGCCACGAATTGATCGTTCTGCCAGCGGGCGCTGCGCTCAGCGGTCATCTTCGCGCGGTATTCCGGGTTCTCCCACGCCTTGGTCATCATGTCTGACTTCAGTGCTTGCCCCTCGGCCGAATTCCAGAAGGCTTTGCCGATGCGAGAGAGTTTGGCGTGCAGAAGCGGGTCATCGAAAGCGATGCGTTGAGCAGCGTTCCGCTTCGCTAGCAACGCAGGGTCAGTGGCGTGCTTACGAATGCGTTCTGCGGAAGCCTTCAGAAACTCTGGATTGGCTTTGAGCCCGGCACTAATACGTTCGCGAACTTCCGCCTTAGATAGACGCTCAGTCATCTTCGTAGCATGCGCGTTCCGCCTTTCCTCAGTCCACGAAAGCAATGCTTTAGCCTGAGTGGCCTTCATTTTTTCAGGATTCGCCACATTGAATCGGCGCACTCCTTCAATTGCCTTGGCTCTAAACTCTGGAGGCAAACCAAAGGAGCCGTCGCCACCACCTGTTACATTGCAGAGCGTCCCGGTGCGCTCGATCCGCTTGCCGTAGAGCGCGATCAGGCGGCGCTCCTCGACTTTCGCTTCCTCGGCAGCCGAAAAGATCGCAATGACCTCCATCAGCGGCTCAAGCCCGAGTCGCTTGATCTTCGCGAGGATGCGCCCGAACAGTTTGTTCTGATGGCGTTCGCACAGTTTCCAGTGCTGACGCATGCGCCGCGCTTCTGCCGGATGCTTGGTCTGCCCCATGCCGACATAGATGCGCTGGCTGTCACGCCCTGGGCGCGGGTCCGAGTAAGCGTAGACGTACCACTGATCAACGATCAGTGACGATTCGCTCACGATTTTGCTTGATTCTTCGGTCATTTAAGCGAACCTCGTTGAAATTTCTAATAGCTATTATACACTTACAGAACAGCTATTTAAGACATCTCTTTTTGGTTCAGAAAAATTCCTTATAAATCAATGACTAAAGACCCGGCGTTCCGAAAAAGCAGCGGTACTCGATA